AATATAAACATTTTCATATCCATCGTTACCCACAAGGTCACGAATCTTATCTTCCAAAGACTCTGCAGTGCGAACTTCAGGTTCTTCTTTTTCCCCAGAAGATTTTACGGGAGTTTCATCACCTTGAGCAGTGCCACCATAGGACTCTGAAGACTCTTTTTCAGAGGAGTTATCACTCTCACCTTCTTGCTCAGAAGAGGAGTCATTAGTCTCCACAAAATCACTTGCAGGAGACTGTGAATTTCCTTGAGTTTCGTGAGAATCAAAGTCAGCAACCTTCTGCTGTTGTTCCTTTTCTTTTTTACAATAATTATAAAGTTCTTCAGCAGCAATCAGTGTATCTGCAAAACTTTCACAAGCATCAATGATATTAATGATTTCTTTTTCCTCTGGAGTAAAATCAAGAGTCAAAAAGTTGCCAACTTTAAAATAAAGGTTAGCGCGGTCAGCAAGATTAAAAGTAGAAATATCTTCTTCTTTGAGTTGAAAGAAATCTTCTTCGTTCAGTTCCTTATATCCATTAAAGAAAGTCTTAGCAAGACCAGCATACTTACGCTTCATCAGTTTTTCAATGCGAGCATCCTCAACCACATTCACAAACTGCTGAGGAACTTTTGCAGTTTCGCTCCAATCCTCATCAGGAGTAAAGAGTGCGTGACCCACCTCATGACCAACCAGAAGGTCATATACAAGGTTACTTGCCTTTTCCCACAAAGGCAGAGTCAGAACACGAGTATGAACATTGAAACAAGCAGTAGGAACCTTCTTGTGTTCCACCACAAGGTCTTCAGTAGCAAGAAGTTTGGCAAGTTGAGATTTGATTTCGTGAGAGACTGCCATGAGGTTTGTTTCGTATGAGACCATCATAAAACGAAAGGTCGCCTTTTGGGCGACCCATGTGACGCTTTTTGAACTGGGCGAGTCGTGCTTTTGCTTGCCTCAGTGCTTGCGGTTTAAGTTTTCGTTTCTGTTCTTTCTTTGAATGGTGTTTCCAGTTTGGGACTTGCATTGTTATTAAGTGGATCAGACCACCATATGCGAAAAACCTTTTACTTTTTCAAACTTTATGACACTTTCAAATCTGTCCTCAAGACCTGTCTTATGAGAGATAACAAAAATGTTTGCGTCTTTAATTACATAACGAATGATTTTAAGAAACTCTTCGGTTCCAGTGGAATCCAAAGAACTATCAAAAATTTCATCAAGAATCATTAGATTAGTATTCACCGAGTTCTTCATTCTTGCAACTTCTCTCCAAGTAAAAAGAAGTGCTAGGTCGATTCTTTGTTTTTCTCCTTCACTAAAAGAAGCATAGGAGAAATCTTCGTGAATGGGTGACTGGACGGTTTCGTTAAACTCCTCATCAAGAGTAAAGTTAATATAGAAGTCCATCATTTGCAGATAACGATTGACCTGCTGATTGATGAGTGGCAAATACTTCTTAATAATTTTGGATTTTACTCCACCGTCTTTGAGCAAACTATACGAAAAATCGTAATAGTTGATTGTGTCTTTTTTAGAAGCGAGTTCGTCGTATGTAATTTTTAAGTTGTCTTTGAAGGATTCTAACTTCTCATGTTCAGAATTTCGGTTTGCAAGGTTCTCGGTAAGAACTTGAATTTCTTTTTCAAGATTTCGGATTTGTCTTTGTAATCCGTTAATCTTAATATTGTTTTGAGAAATGCCATTCGTTAATTTTGAAATCTCCTTCGACAGAGTATTGAATTGACGCTCTCGCTCTTCTTCCTCTTTAATTGCCTCCTCTAGTTCTTTATAACCAGATTGCAACTCTTTTGCTTTATTTTGAGCGTCGTTAATTCTATTTATTCTGAAGATCTCTTCGATAGACTGTGTGCAGGTGGGGCATACCGTATTCTCTGTAAAGAACTTATGCTCTTTAGTAATGGTAGATACTTTTTGAGAAATCTTACCCTTTAAGTTTCCAAGTTTGCGTAGTTTTTCTGCATATCCAACCAACTTATCTTGCTCTCGAATATACTCATAAAGAGGTTCTTCTAAAGTACTATTCTCATTCATATATTGTTGGATTTCTTTATCCAAATCGGAAATTTTCCGATTACTATTATCAATACTTTCTTTTCCGCGATTCTCAAGTTCTTCAATGAACTCCTGTTGCATTTTGACTTTATCAAGAAGAGATTCTTTCTTCAGTTCATAAACTTTGATTTCTTCTTTTGTTTGACGAATCTTTTCTTTGATAACCATATTCATTGAAGAAAAAATCTTGATATCAAGCAAATCCTCAATGACTTCTCTACGATGTGCAGCAGAGAGTTGCATAAAAGGAACAAAAGTACTAGAACCCAGAATTACAATCTGAGTGAAGGACTTGTAGTTCATTTTAAGAACATTTTGCTCCAACCACTTCTGCTGATCTAAAGCAGCGGCAGATTGATCCAAAGAAGTATCATTTCTCCAAATCTCAAAAAGTGCAGGTTTAATTCCCCTTACAACTTTCCAATCAGCATTTCCAATCGAAAACTCTACTTCAACTCTACAGTCCTTTTCATTTACAGAGTTAATAAGTTGAGGTTTATTAATCTTACGAAATGGTTTTCCAAACAAAGCAAATGTAAGTGCATCCAGAACAGTACTTTTTCCTGCTCCATTTGTACCGACAATGAGATTAGTTTTATTTTTTGTAAAATCAACTTCAGTGTACTGATTGCCAGTGCTTAAAAAGTTTTTCCAACGAATAGTTTTAAATAAAATCATGATCAGTGTTTGGAGGAATTACAATGTCATTTGGAGTAATCACTGCATATTGATACCCATGCAGTTCACAAGTTTTTATCATTACTTCATCTTCAATTTCAATTACATGCATTTCTGGATATCCTTCTTCTTCTAACATCATAGCATACCGAACAGCATCATCCTCTTCCTGAAAAAGATACAAAATATGTTCTCCCTCATCATCAATTACGGAATATGCTCCTTCAGTTTCTCTGCCATTGATTGTTAGAATAAACATTTAAACTAATTCACATGCCTCTTGATAAATTTCTTGCATCATTTTTTGAATGACTGATTTATCAAGACTAATTTCTGCCTCCTCAATATATCTATTCAGGATAGAAATAGTGTCTTCGCTTTCAAATGCTTCAAACTCTTCATGTTCTTGAATGTCAAAATTCTCAATGATTTTGAGTTCTGCAATGTTGGAAGAATAAAGTTTATCAATAAACTTTTCAAACTTTTTAGTGTCAGACTTTTTACGAACAACAACCTTTACGATCTTGTTTTCGTACTCACGAGTATCAAATGTTTGATAGTTAGTGTCCTCATAATAAATGTTATGGAACATCTTATAAGGATTGTTTACATGCTCGTGAGTTATCGTTTCAGTATCAAAAATAGTGAATCCACGAGTATCACCAACATCAGTCCAGTAGATCTCATAGGGATTTCCTAAGTAAAAGACCGTTCCATCATTCGATCTAGTGTGATAGTGTCCCGAGTAGACTCTAGTGAACTTATCAAATAGTTTGCCCTCCAGACCGTGCTCCATGACGATTTGCTTATTAACTCTAAATCCCTGGAGTTCAAGGTGCCCCATCGCGCACGGGCAAGTTGTCTTTTTAATAAGTTTGAGAGTACTTTCCTCATTTTCTTGATTAATCCAGGGTATAAAAAGTGTTCGGAGATTATCGAGAATAACTTCAGTTGGTTCCGAATATACCGTCACATTATCATACTCACGCAAAAGTAAATCAACTGCATTTACATTATTAGTGTTCTTATAATAAGCCGTATGATTTCCTACAATTGTATGGACCCTTACACCCATTTCTTGAAGACGGTCATAGTAATTATTTTTTGCCCAAGATAAAGCAGAGAAATCAATTCCCTTACGACTATCAAAAGTATCTCCCATATCTACAACAGTAGTAATCCCTTGCTCTTCGAGTGTAGGGAAAAATACATTGTCGTAGAAATTTAGAAAATAATCATGAAAGAGTTTGGAATTCTTTCTCGCACCAAAATGTTGGTCTGTAATAATTGCTACTTTCATTCAATACCGCAGTTTGCTGTGAACTCCGTCCTTGATAGAATTATAATCGGAATAGTTCCCGCCGTCAATAGTGTTGTCGTCTGTGAAGACTTCCGAAAATCCAGACCTTTCAAGGATTTTATTTTTGATTTCCAATTGACGCTTTTCTCTTTGGATGCGACGAAGGAAAGCGTAGTGAATGATTTGAGTGAAGTATGCGAAAGGATTTTGTGACTTCTCCGGATTGAAATTGTGAATGTACTGAACACAATTTTCAATACCATCAGAAATCATATCTTCCTTGAACATGTAGTTCACGAAGTTTGGTTTAAAGGAAAGGTGATTCGCAATCTTTAAGAAACACTCTCCAATGTAGCGGGGAATAGGAGGTTTTGTATCCCAAGTCTTTGCACGGTCTTCTTTCGTTAATTCTCTGCCAAACTTTTTAATAAAAGTTATTTCAACATCTTCACGATATTTGATGATAGCAGCAAGGAACTCTTTATTATTGACATAATGCTCTGACCTTTTTCTTTTGGCCATGACTGCTGTGGTAATCATAAGTTTTTATCATTATTATGTATAGATTATACCACTTATACAAATGCTTGACAAGGTATTCAAAAGTTGATACAATTACCTTTGTGGAGGTTGATAAGATAAGCTTTAACTATTTTTATAGAGTTTCTCTAATATCTCTTTAGCATCATTGACATTAGAGATATAACCCATTTTACGACTGATTTTTGATTGATTTATACTTTTTTTATCAGATTGTCGTACATAATTTTGATACATCATTATTATTTTTATATCTGAAGATTCGGAAAGAGTTAATACATCTTCAAGATTTATTAAAAACATATCTTCCTTTGTTGTTTTTAACCAAGGTTCTATTTTATATCCAACAACTCCCATTCTAGTAGTAACTTCGCTTAAAACAATGGGATTTGAAATAATCAATATTGTTCGATCTTCTTCTTCAGAGGCAGCAACTTTAGCAAATATTTCTTCCCCTGTTTTTAATTTTATTGTTGCATAAAAATCGTCTTCTATCATTTTTTTAAATTAATTGTAATTATATCGTAATTAAAATTCTCTTCATTATAGATCTTAATTCTTTCAATGAGATGATTTAGAGTATAATTTTTTCTTGCGTTATATGTACAGTCATCAGCGATATCATAAAGTGTTGCTTTTACTTTGTCTTTTCCTTTTCTAAGAACTCGTCCAATGCTTTGAAGATTACGAATTCTTGATTTGCTTGGTGAGGCAAAAATAACATTATGTAAATTTTTGATGTTGATTCCGGTAGAAAAAGTTCCATAAGATGCAACAATAATTGCATTATTTTCTCTTTCTGTAATTTCTCTAACCAATTCTCTTTCTTCAGCGTCAACTCCACCATGAATAAAAAATACTTTACGATCATTTCGCTTATTAGTATTTATCTTTTCAAATAAGATAGCTCCATGCGCTTCTACTCTTGAAAATAAAATAAGGGTATTTCCTTTTAAATCTAATGCAAGATTTGTAATAAATTTATTTCTTTGTTCATGAGAAATTAAATATTGAATCTCATCTTCATAAGTTTCAAATTTTTGTGGATTATGTTTTAAAACAATACACTGAATATCTAATTGTGATAAATGACCTTGCCTCATCAATTCATCTGTTTTGGTAACTTTATAAGATGGACCAAATAACCCCTCTAAAACCCATTTATGTGTTTGTGTTCCATCAAGAGTTCCAGTAAAACCAAAACGATATTTTGCATGATGAAGTTTGGTCATAATTTCTATCAAGGATTTGCTCTTGAAAAGATGAGCTTCATCGCCTATAATTACATTATATTCTTCAAAAAAAGATCTCTCTAGTTTATAAACAGACTGCCAAGTTGTGATCGTTACAGAATATTCATTTGTTTTTTCTTTACCCGAATAAATACGGTGACAATATGAATCAGCATCCCAACCATAGTCTTGGAAATCCTTGTACATCTGCTCTACCAAAGATGTCGTTGGAACAACTAGAAGAATTTTTTGTCCTTTATCTACATAATACCTTACGAGGGAATAAATCATCAAGGATTTTCCTGAGGCTGTGGGTGATATCAATAATTTTCGGTTATGTCGTAGAGCATCGTATACTCCCTCTACTTGATACTCCCGTGGAGAATGAGCACAAATAGATTTCATATAGTCTTTTACACCTTCATATGAAATATTTTGATTTATTTCGAAAGGTTGTCCGTAAAATTTGTTATCTTCAAACTTATAAGAATATCCGTATTGATTGCAAAAATTTACAATTTTATCTAAGAGACCAACATATATTTGTTTCGATCTCATATCATATAAATGAATTTCTCCATTCCAATTTCTACCTCTATACTGAGGCATAAATTTTGCATTAGGAACCTCAAACTTAAAGTGATCTCTAAGTTCATACTCAATATGAGGTTCTGTATTGATTTTTAAAAATACTTCGTTTGATTTAGAAATAATAAGATCGGTTGTGTTCACGATGATTCATTCATCTGTGAATATTTATTTACCCTAGTCCAGCGTTAAATCTCATAAATTCAATTGCATTCTTGATTTGATATGTTCTATTTTGAATCATTTTTAAAATGCTTTCAATATAAACAAGCATAGTGTCATAATAATCTATTTTCAAACAAACAGTTGACAATTTTTCATCGGCATCCAAATATTTTTGCATAGTGTCTTTATCCCTGATTTTTTTGGGAAATGGATTTTCCACATAAACATCAGGATCTGCCTTCCCAGAATAGTATTCATATCTTTCATGTCTAATATTTCTTTTTTGTTGTTCTGCTTTTTTTCTCAACAAAAAAATGGTATTGTATAGATCAAAATATTTTGCGTGAAGGATGGGAATATTTGTAGATTCCGTATGAAGATTATCCATGTCAATTTTGGAGTCCTGCTCCCACATTTTTTGAATAGTATCAAGATCAAAACTCATAAAGGATCGCCATTCAAATCTGTAATATTAAACATAGTATACTTGAAAGATACTTCTGCTGTAAAGTATTGAATGTCTGTTTCTGTAGCATCAAATTGTAATGTAGTCAAATTATAAGGAAACAAGTCTCTAAATTTTATTTTAAAGTTTGCATTTTGGCTGCTTGTTAAAACAGTTAAAGTTCCATCCGAATACAGATTCATCAATCCTTTTCTTGGTTGATTCATATTTGGATTTGAAGTTTGTAATTCGTATATTTCTTCCAAGGATTCGGGAAATCCAAGACCACGAATCCAGTTTGAAATTTCAGTGTAATTCGTCAAATCCTCATCAACTAAAAACCTAAGAGTGAAATCTTCAAACTCTATCTTTTCCCCAGGTTGAGGTATGTCTCTCAAATATGATGGTTGATTGGCAA